TCCCCGGCGCTCATGGACCTGCTGAACAAGACCACCCCGGGCAACGTGGACCGCTCCGATGCCCTGTTCCTCCTGGAGCAGGAGCTTTTTCGCTGCGGCGCCAGCGATGAGGCAGCCTTCGTGGTGTGCCACAGTCACCCCTTCAACAAGTTCGCCGCCGATGGCAAGCACAACGCCGATGAACTGCTCTGGGCCGACATCATCCGGGCGCGCGCCAAGTCCGAGGGCGGCGAGGTCGATGAAGACCCCGGCTACGAGGCCATCGTCACCGTCGAGCCCACGCCCAAGGACAAGAGCGTGGACTTCCTGACGCAGAGCGAGAAGGACAGCCTGCCCAACACCTTCATTGATGAGTACATGGCCTGGGGCATGTCCAAGACCGATGCTGCCCCCGAGTACCACGTAGCCAGTGCCTTCACGATCCTGTCCACCGTGTTCAGCGATTTCGGCCACGCCTACCCAAAGTGGGGGCCGATGCCCCTCAACATGTGGTTCATGGTGCTGGGGGAGACTACCCGGTCCAGGAAGTCCACCACCCGCTCGTTGATGCTGAAGTTCATCAAGGCCCTGTCCGTAATCCCCGATGATGACGTGGACGGCGTGATTGAGTACCACTACGATCTGGGCTCGGACTTCACCCCGGAAGCGCTCGACAACGAGCTGCTGAAGCGCCCGAACCGCTCCGCGCTGCTGCACCGCGATGAGGCACAGGGCTGGATTCAGGAAGTGGACAAGAAGGCGTACATGGCCGGCGCCAAGGGCAAGATGACCGAGCTGTTCGACGGCCACGTATCCGGCAAGCTGCGGGCCACGGGGGACAACAACCGGCGCGGCTCGGTGGATGTCTCCCTGACCCTGTTCATGATGGGCATTGCCTCCCAGATGGCCGACTACCTGACCCAGGAAGACTTTCGCTCCGGCTTCCTGACCCGCTTCATCTACGTGGAGGCTGCGGCACCTCCCCGCACCGCACAGTCTGACTGGTTCGAGCAGGGCGACATCCACGCCATCGAGCGCGGCGATGATGTCTTCACCGCCATGGTCAACCGCATCGAGACAGCACGGGCGCACTGGGCCAGCTTCAACGATCCTGACGGCCCCACAGCAGCAGTCCCGTGTGCCGAGGACGCCTGGCTCCGGTTGATGAAGTTCGTCACGGACGTGCTCGACGCCGCCGAGGGCCACCAGCGCCACCAGATCATCGAGGCTGCCTCCCAGCGCATGACGCTCTCCATCCTGAAGGCAGCCACCCTGCTGGCCATGCTCGATTGCTGCGACAAGGTGCATCTGTCTCACATGCTCTCGGCCATCAACTTCGCCGCCTCGTGGTTCACCCACATGGTCAACATGGCCAACCGCATCTCCGAATCCAGCTGGGCTCGCCGGCAGGCGCAGGTCGAGGAGTTCCTGCTGGAGAAGGGCGGCGCCGCCAAGTGGGAGGTGGTCTACCGCCACTTCCGCCAAGACCTCCGGGCCGATGAGTTCCTGAAGATCATCCAGGCGCTGCAGGACGCCGGCATCATACAAGTCACTCCGCTGGAGAAGGGTGTCCGCTGGATCACCCGCATTGACTTCGAGGAGGAAATCGCAGCATGAGCACCCAACCGAACCTGATCTTCAGCGCTGACCCCAGCGAGATGAAGGACACGCGCCTGAAGCAGTTGCAGAGGGCCAAAGAGGTCTGGATCACCTCGGCGCTGGCTGACCGCCGGGAGCGCATGGTCATGGCACACGAGCTGCACGGCTTCGAGCTGTTCTCCCTGAACCAGCTGGCCAAGATTTGCCGGCTGACGGTGCCCACGGTCTCGCGCCACATGAAGAAGAACGCAGTCGGCGGAAAATTCCAGCCCGAGGTCTTGTCCTCTGTCATTTATCTTCGTAAGCTCGTGATAATAAATACCCAAGTACCGGCCTCGTTCGTGAGGCAGGCCGTGGAGACCGGCACCTCGGTGGGAGTCATCGCACGGTTGAGCGGAGCATCCGAATCCACCCTCTATTTCAAATCCAAGCAATAGGAGCACACCATGCAGGTAGTAGGACTCACCGGCTTCGCCGGAGTAGGCAAGAGCACCGCCGCGCAGTACCTCGTGGAGCGGCACGGCTTCACCCGGGTCTCCTTCGCGGCCCCACTGAAGAAGATGCTGCGGACGCTGAACCCCATCATGGGAGCCAACCTCATCTACGGGGAGCAGGGCCACCGCGCAGGCGCCCTGACGCTCGATCAGGTCTTCGCCCTCCACAACGGCGATGAGCTGGCCGTCAAGGCATCCCGCTACGGCGATGAGTACCGCCGCCTCCTCCAGGTGCTCGGGACCGACTGCATCCGGGCCGTGGATGAGGACTTCTGGGTCAAGGCAGCCCTCGCCCAGATCACCGACAACGGCAAGTACGTCTTCGATGACTGCCGTTTCCCCAACGAGGCCTTTGTCATCTCGACCATCAACCCTCTCGGCCTCTGGTACATCGAGCGCGAAGGCGTCCACGCCGCCAATGGCCACGCCTCCGAGCAGCACGCCGGCAAGATGGGCGAGCAGGTCTTCCTGTTCAACGGCAGCGGCCAGCTGGAGTTCCTGCACGATCAGATCGACAACGCTGTGGACATGGCCTTCGGGGCGGTGACGGCATGAGCAAGCGCCCTTATGTTTGGCACGCCAGCAAGTTCACCTCGAAGACCGACTTTCGCTATCCATGGGCCGTCACCCTTGGTAAGCCGGAACACCTCAACGACTACGAGGACTCCTTCGAGACCCTGCCCGAGGCGCACGGCTACGCAATGGGCATGGTCTCCGCTGAGGAGGCGGTCTCCCAGTGAGGGTCTACCTCTCCAGCGCCGACGTGGTGACGCCGGCCTGCCTGGAAATCATGTCCAAGGTCAAGAACGACACCATCCCCAACATCGAGCTGGAGTTCAGCAAGATCGTAGGGGAGGAGCTGCCGCCCAACGCCACGGTGTTCGCCATGGGCTCCTACGCCCGCAAGGGCAACGAGCGCGTGGTGCCGGCGCCGTCCGTGGCCCAGTGCCTGACCAAGCCGGACATCCTCACCAGGCTGGGCACCGCGTTCCGCCTCCTGGCCACCCCGCCCGAGCTGCCCGAGTTCGAGTACACGGTGATTGACGACGTATCGGATGCCATCGAGTTCCTGAACGAGATTGAGGACTACCCCAAGGTGGTCATCGACATCGAGACCTCCGGCGTCATCGCGGAAGACGAGCACCACCCCCGCCGGATCATCTCGTTCGCCTTCTGCGCGGGCGGGATGAACTACGTCTTCACCGAGGAGGTCTGCGGCTCCGCATTCTGGTACGCGGCAGTCTGCATGTTCATGGAGCGGAACGGCATCATCGCCGTCAACGGCAAGTTCGACCTCTCCTACTTCCCCGACACCAAGGTCCGGTTCATCCGGGACACTCAGCTGGCCCACTACGCACTGTTCCCGGCAGCCGGACGGCATGACCTGAAGGACACCGCCAAGAAGTATTTCGGCTTCGAGGACTGGGATGAGGAGCTGGAGCAGTACCTGCCTGCCAAGACCTACGACACCTACGAGAAGTTCCCGGACGGCAGCTGGCACGACGCCCGGACCTACCCCCGGAAGAACGGCAAGGGCTCCGGCTACGAGCGCATCCCGCGCCACCTGCTCTACCGCTACAACGCCTTCGACGTGTACGCCACCTGGCACTGGGATGTCCTCATGGAGGAGTACCTTGCCGATGACCCCGACTCCACCCGCGTCCATGACCTGCTCCTCCAGCTCTCCGATATGTTCATGGGCGTCGAGCGCCGGGGCATCCGGCTGAACATCCCCTACCTGGAGGATCTGTCCGGCATCCTGACCTATGAGAAGGCCAATGAGCTGAAGCGCCTCGGCATGATGGCCGAACAGGAGGGCATCAACCCCAACTCGCCCAAGCAGATCAAGGACTGGTTCACCAGCAGGGGCGTCCCGCTGAAGGGCACCGGCAAGGAAATTCTGGAGGACTTCATCTTGGAGGAGCCCGAAGACTCCCCCGAGGCCCAGGTGGCAGCCCAAGTCCTCGTGTGCCGGGACTACACCAAGCAGCTCGGCACCTACGTCGATGGCTACCGCAACCAAGCAGACGCTAATGGCATCGTGCGGCCCGGCTACAAGCTCACAGCGTCCATCACGGGCCGGCTGGGCGGGCAGGGCGCCTCGATGCTCACGCTGCCCCGCGACAAGCGCCTGAAGGCTATGGTGCTGCCCTACACGGACCAGCACCTCGCGGT